CAAATAGTCATAACCTCTGAGTCTCAACTGAGATAATAGAGTTGTATGACCTATCATATTACCTAACTGTGCACTACTAGGGACTGCAATTAATACTTTACTAGCGTGATCTTCATCAAGTCCATCAAGTATCTCAGCAACTGTGTCTGTATGTGTCTCGTGCATAGTATCCTTCTCTAGTGTGCGATTAGAATTAAATGGCACAATAGTTGGCGATACAATACTACCGTTAGCGATCAACTCTGGTGCAGGGACTGACTCTAATACATGTCCATACACAAATGTGTTATTCATACCACGAGTATAGATACCCTCTTGCTTACGAGCACTACGAGGTGTTGCTGTGAAAAAGTAACACTTCTTTGCTTCAAGACTAGCATCCATAGTTTTAGGGAAAAATCCTCTAGTAACACTATTGTGTGCTTCATCAAAATAGATACAGTCAATAGCAATGTCACTATCAAGTATCTTATGTAATGAGTGATATGTAGTGAATATAATATTATTGTCATCACTATTACCAATAAAATCAGCAATTTTGTCTGACTTAGTTGTGCTGTAATAGTGTGTCTCTCCTGAGTGCACATGAATTACACGTCCCTTGACATGCTCCATGAAATCATCACACAACTGCTGAGCAAGTAATATGCGTGGTGCAACCACAACAATATTACCAGTAACCTCTTTAGCGTGCTGTATCATGATGAATGTTTTACCACCACCAGTAGGCACAATAACTTGTCCTTTATCTGATCTGCTCATAGCATTTAATGCTCTTTGCTGATGTGGGCGAAGTGTAATCAATGTATTCGTGTCGTTAGAATCATTATAACACAAAAATGGGGTGCTGTGCACCCCTCAGACAGTTATTTAATTGGCACAAATAGGTGGGACGAAACAAACATAATAAAGAATGTTGTTTCGCCTCTAATATAATAGCATATAATTATCTCTTGTCAACCTCTGGTAACATATCATTTCCAGGATGATCGTCGATCTTCCCTTTGTATGACTTACCATATTGCTTAATTGCTTCGACTTCTACGTCTCCCCATTGGTTAGGATATACACATATACAACATTTATTATATTTCTGTCGTGCTCCCTCTGGATTTAATTTCTTGCTTACACAAATAGTGATATACTCATCACTAACGAATTCAATAGTCCCTTCCAGACCATCAAATTTTGCTTTGCGTCCTACCTCTAGATGTTTCATGATGTTTCGTAACTCTATTCGGTCGGCATTAGATATGATAAGTGGGATTGTCATCTAATATCTCTTGTTTAAGATGTAGTTTGTCAATAATTTGTGAGATCAAATCTAAATCTCCTTGGGGCACTCCGCTGTAATCCTTATACATTTTTGCTTGATAGACAAACAAACATTTTCTAATCAGATTTTTCTCGCCTTCTTCTAGAATTTGATCTTTAGCAAACATGAGTCCCTCCATCATTATCAATATTTATTATATAATTAGATACTCATTTTGTCCAGAATAATAGCGTTTGCTCATACATTAATTCTTTAACTTTACTAGGACTAAATCCTGCTATACCCTGATCATCATCCTTATAGGGATGATTCTTACTTCCCCAGTCAAGTAACTCATTCCTGACCTCTATACCCATATACTTGAATGCCATCATATATCTATTCCATAAGAAATATGGTGTTGGTGGACGTGCTGAGTGTGGTATCCTACCATCAAAAATAACTACTCTACCTGGTTTTGGGACGACTGCGTGGACTATATCTAACTTGTCATCATAGAATATAGTCTCTCCACCATAATTAGGATGCCACTTCTGATTAAAATATACTATCATAGTGCATTGATTATCTACCCATGACGGTGCATCACAATGTATGCGTGGTGCGTCCCCATGCTTGAGCACATTCATGTATGCACCATATAATGTTTTTCTGGCAGGTACGGGCACATGAGAGCATAATTCAAGTCTGTCTAACACCCATTGATATAGATGATGACCTGAGCATTGATCGAAAGGTTTACTTCCATGATGATCTACTGAATAGAAATCATGTGTGTAGTATGTCCCTCTGAGATCAACATCCTCAAGGTTAGGTGCAGGCAAATCTTGGCGTCCATGATAATAAGGTAACTCTATTGCTTGACGACAAATATCATCATCAAGTATGTCAGTATCATATATTTTAATTAATGGATGTTTCATTCTATAAAACCAATAGTATTATTAAACTCATCATATCCTGCTCTATCTATGTTAGTCATTTCATATGCTGTGACATTCATAGTCATGACATATCTATTGCTATCACTATTGTTTGCCCCTGTCCTATGCTTCAACCAACCAGGAAAATATATAATATCATTTGTCTTTACTGGTATATCTATCCAATGATCTTGTCTAGGCATTTCATAACCATCATCAACAGGTTCTGCATACTTAAATGTATGCAAAGGGTTAAGAATTTGCAGGTTGCCACTACCTTCTGGCACATCTAAGTATGCACAAATTGCAACGGTGACATTATGGTGATGATGCTCTAAGGTTGTTGCCTTGGGTGGGTGTCTGTTAATCCAACTCTCTGTCATATTACGATAGACACCTTTAAGTGACCACATTTCCCAAACCTGATCTACAATATTAGGGATGTGGTTGTTAGTCATGTCACTAAACACTTCCCACCCATGTGGGGGGTCATGACGACATCTACCAACTGACGAGACACCACCAACTTCTAGTGCTGAGTTTTTGTATATTGAATTAGGACTCTCTATAAAATCTAAAAACACATCCGTCTCTCCCTTGATATCTTTCCAAATATCTGAGAGATTATAATGTGATCGAAATATAAATGGATATGGATTAATAGATGTTATACCATTTCCAATCGACTGGTCTGGTAATGCTGTGAGCATGATATAAAGAGTAGTGGTGGACTGGGATGCTAAGAGATATTCTTTCTTCGCTTGGTTGTGCTTGATGATAACAACGTGGTGGTATGTATAATGCGTCCCCTGCATTTAACTCCACATCTATGGCAGGTGTAAAACTATCATAGTCAATCTGTGCATCACCTGGTGGTGCTTGAGAAACAAATGTTGCTCTCCTCTCATTAAATACTTTCCATTTAGTTTTACCTCTCAACTGGACTATGAAATTATTAGGCAAGTCCTCATGTATATAGAAACTATTTGACTGACCCATCCCACAATATATTTGAAACTGACTATCTCCTGAGAATATCTTTGACCATTGCTCTAACATACCCATAACCTTCTCACTTCTAAATGAATAGTTATTGATAATGAATGTGTGTCCCTCTTTGAATAGATCAAATAGCTCACTCTTTTCTTCCCATCTATGTGCAGCCCATGATCTTGCATGCTTTTGTGGGTTTATCTTTTGTATCTCATGTTTACTTACTACATCTATGTCAAAGAAATTGGGCATATTAAGGCAATATTCGACATCTTTCCATGTGCATATATCATTGCACTCTTTCTTATCTAAGACCTGCTCATAATAGTATGGCAAATCATGATCCCAATTTCTATCAAATAATTTAAGCGGAAGTAAGAATGTCATCTGGCATCTGTCTGAAGTTAAAGTTTAACACCATCCTATACTGATTAATTCTAGGATTAGATGATGCGTGGAATCTATTTCCATTAAACAATATAAACTTATTCTTCTCTGGTTTTATTCTCTCTGCTACTGTGTATTTCTGTGCAAATATATCTGTGATACGTTGGTTTACGTCTCCGTTAGGGTCATCAACTTGGTCGAATAGAATAGTATCTCCATCACTATCGTGGAAATAAAATATGCCAGTCATGTGTTTACTATCATGATCTGTATGTGGTGTATTATAATCTTCTACGAAATGATTATGATGTAGCATTGCTAACCTGAGTCTAAACAACTCAAAGATACCAATACCTAATCTATCTTGAATGTGATCTACAATAGGAATAAAGAGATCATAATAATTTGAGACTGGTTGTCCATCATGATATAACACATGAGTCCATCCCACACTAGTTTGTTTAGGTGGGGATTTCAGATCAGTATCATCTGTATTCAGATTGACATCGCCAAATGCATAGTTATAACCACTACCAAATGTTACATCATGTGGTAGGAAATACCAAGGGAAACCCCTTGATGTCATTGTATCAGTCAGACGATTCAGATACGTTGTCGTTAATAGATTCGATAGACTTCTGGATACTACCATAATTAATGTGCTTCGAGTATAGTGTCACGTTGAATGAGTAAGAAATTCTCTCCTCACTACTTTGATTAGCTGCTACTTGATGTAGCATATCTGCAGGGAAAATAATTATTTTATCGACCTCAGGTTTGTATGATGCAATCTCATAGTTGAGTGGATTTAATCCATGTTGATAGTTATGTCCTACACCCCATGATTTAAACTTATGCAACTCATCAAAAGGACGCATAAACGTGATGTCACCTGACTTCTCGGGCACTTTTGAGTAATATACTCCACCAAAGATTGCACCAGGATGTGAATGCACATGATTGAGATCACCAGGTCCATTTATGTTTACCCACCCATTTGTTATTAACATAGCGTAATCTCTAAAACCTAAATCTTGACACGCTACATCAACAACATCATAGATTTGCTCTGATAGATGTTTTAATGGTGTTAAGGTATGCATTCTCTCACTACCCCAGTCAAATGACTGGAATCCACCCTCATTTGATGCTTTCCTACCTGACATTGCTCCACGATGCACCGTAGCAAATTCGTTAAAATGATCAGTATCAAGTCCACAGTTTTCCTTGTGCCATATACCACGAGGAAACCAATAATCACATTTAATCATTTAATCTTCAAATGTAAAATCTTTGTCAGTTACGGTAGGGTCAACATGCATTTTATAGAGATATAGTGCTTCTACTGCTCCTTGTAATTTGTTGAGTTTGTCCTTCTTCTCTTGTAATCCTTCGAGAGACACACGAGTAACAGTAGATGAGTATGACATATTGTCTAGTGCCTCTCCCATCTTTTTATACTCTGCTAGTGTATCTTTATGTTGGTCACAAAAATCTTGGACTAATTGATCATATGTGAGTTTAATAGGATTACCATCCTCATCACAATAGATACCTTTTCTCTCCTCAGGCGACACACCTGCCAACTCATTGAGTTTTACCTCTTCTGTAGTGCCACTATTTAAGTTGTTAGCTTCCATTAATTAAACCTCTTTAGATTTTCGTTAAGTGAGTTAATTTTCTTATGATCTTGAATACGATCATTTAATTTGGTATTCTCAATAAATGATTTAGTCTTGAGATAATCCATCATTGTTTCTGATTTAAAGTCTGCGTTATTTGCTGTTTCAATAACAACATTAAACTCCTTAGTATCTAGCCACTTTCTAGGGATGGGTATCCATTGACATAATGGTGTCCCTGCTGTGACTATTTCGTCTCCATCTAGTGCGTGCCAAAACAGTTGTAAGTTGATTTCATATGAATATGACGGATCAACGATCCCTGTAGGTGCACTAAATCGTTTGTCATCACTATATGATACTGGGATCTGCAATAACACAATATCAGGATGTGCCATGACTCTCCAAGGTGTTTCTAGTTTAACTACCTGCCCTAAGGTAGGTTGTGCTTTGTTAACTAGATCACGCATTCCATCAGTTTGTCTCTCGATATGCGAGGTAACATACTTACCTCCAACAAATAACTGACGTGTTACCCATTGGAATGTCCCTTTCTCTTTATCAGGACGAATGGCAAAATCGGCAGGTGCAGGCAAAATCCAACCACTGTCCATGACTTGAGTAATGGCAGGGCAAGTTGCTGCGTGCTCCTTGATACCTTTGTCCTCCATCTTTAGATTATCAAATGTCTCTTTGAGTGCCATAACAGGGCAATCGCTCTTGTTTTTATAGGACTCTTTTAATGCATTGATTCTCCATTGACGCTTCAACTTCTGTGATGGGTATAGAGGATAAAATTCTGCAACACCTGCATCCATTGAATAAAATCTTATCCAAGGTTTCTGGAATTTACCTTTAATTTTCTTCCACAAGTTAGGCATAAATGTTATCTCTTAGATACTCATAGTGAGTGGGTAACTCTTTTACTTGACTATATATCGCTTTACGATCACGTTGCCAGTCTTGATGCACTTGCTCTACCTCTCCTTTACGACGAGGGTAGATGAAATGTGCTTCTTTAACATTATGCTCGTTAATAGGTCTAAATGATTGACCTGCTGCGATATAAATTAATCCTTCAAATTTATCTGGACTCCAGAAATTCTTTCTGAGACCTTCATATAATTGGAAGTATTCCCTTCGTGATTCTAGCATAGAATGCCATGAAAGGCAATCATTCATATATTGTGTTAAGTCATGATTACTGAATAATGCTGTATTCTGAGTAGCATCCTTCCAATACTGTGTGTCATCACGTTGAGATAGCACATAATGCATGCCAATAAAGTATTTCATAGACTCTATTGCATGATCTACTGTGTAATTGTAACTGTCAATATCTATTTTAGTTACCTTCTTACGACGTTTGAGTGAGTCTACAAGATATAATAGATTCTCATGTGTAGTCATAAGTCCAGTAGATTCTAGTGGCTCGAGGAAACCATAGGCTAAACCTATTCCTACAACATTATTAACCCATGCTTTCTCTCTCTTACCATGTCTTATATTAATCAGGCGATAATCAGCACTATCGGCAACTTTGGGCGAATATCGTCGTGATATATAACTCATGAATTCTGCCTGTGCTATCTCAGGGTCAGTATATTTTTTACTGAATACATATCCTGCTCCCACTCTGTCCCACAGTGGTATATTCCATGACCATCCATTAGACATTGCTACACAATCTGTATAGTTATCCATCTGTATGATACGATCTGAATACTCTACCTTTGCTGCCCATGCTGTGTCATTAAACAACACATCATTGAATGATACAAATTTAGATCCCATCATCTTTTCTAGGATCAGAGATTTGAAACCTGTGCAATCAATGTAGAGATCTGCCATGATTCTATCTCCACTATCTGTATTCATAGTAATTACATTACCAGTCTCATCACGAGTGGCATTGATTACGTTACCTGTATATACTTTTACATCAGGATAGCGGTGACTTAAGAATTCACCAAACTTTTCACTATCCATATGATATGCTGTATCCTGCACAAAATTCCAATTATGCATTTCATTAGAAATATAATCAGACGTTAGTTTATTCTCCTCTGCCAGAATAGTATTTGGATTAAAGAAACGTGCAAACTCTTCGGGTGGATACAAGTGTGGATACTTTACTTGCAACTCAAAGAATGTCATATAATCACTACGATAATCGTTGTGATCTATACGTCCAAATGGATATTGAAATCTCTCTCCATTTCCCTCTCTAAAATTCTTAAATGCGATTGATGATTTATATGTGGCATTACAATATGGCATCCACTCCTTGTCACTCAATCCAAGAAATCTAAAAAACCTATTGATATGTCCTAAGGTAGATTCTCCTACACCAATAATCTTTCTACCCTCAGGTTGTATGAGACTGACCTCACACTCTGGGAATGCTGTTTTCATTGTTGCAGCTGCCATCCATCCAGATGACCCACCACCTACGATACAATATGATTTAAACTGCATACAACGTCCTGTTATAATATTCTAACGGATTGACTCCTAGTCTACCATGATTCCATTCATGTGTCCAACTGTTTAGATGTGAATCCTCAGGTATTCCACCATGAAATAGGATTTCACTCTCAATGACATCAGTAAATGGATTCCATCCATGACCTGCCATGACACAAAATAGTGAGTCTGCAAGTCGCCAATCTAATTTACTGGCAAAATTATGTGACTCTTCCATCATTGTAACTCTAGCTGCCTCTATCATGCCCTCATCAGGATATCTAATACTTGAGACGTGTCTCCAATAAGAAGAATCCCTACGTTGAGTAAGAGCATAATGAAGAGCAACGAAACTTGCAAATCCATCGAATGCGAATGATACTGCCTTGTTATATGTATCTCTCATCATTTGAGTGGTATTCGGTTTCCACATCCTACAGAATTTTAATAGGAATTCATGCACTGATAATAGACCATTAGATTCTAATGGCTCTATGAATCCTCCTGATAAACCAATAGACACTACATTACCACACCATATCTCTTTCTTTCTTCCTGTCTTAAAATGTATCTTTCTAAAACCTTCAGTATCATACTTAAGGAAAGATGCAAACTCTTTTAGTGCACTTTGATGATCTTGAAACTTACTAGAGAATACATATCCTGTCCCAATTCTGGCATATGTGGGCACTGTCCAGACCCAACCACTACTCAATGCTGTGCACTGTGTATATGATTTGAGTTGCTCTTCCTTATTTTTATATTTTAAACGTGTGACCCACGCTGTGTCATTTGGTAACCAGTCACTATAATCTAACCACTCAGAATTGTTGAGTAGAGATGTAAATCCTGTGCAATCAAAATATAAATCTGCTTCGTGTTGTTTCTCATCTATCCACAAATATTTTATATTGTCTCCTACCCTCTCAAAATCATCTACTCTACCTATAATCCTGTTAACTTTCTGGCACTTATTATCTCTCAACCAGTTAGCAAACTTTACTGCATCGAAATGGTAACCAGTATTCTTTTTAAGATTAAAATTAGGATTCTTAATAGGTAACAGGTTATGCTCTGCACACTCTGCTGCTACCCAATAGTCTCTGGCAAATTTATCGTTACCCCATCCTCTCTTATATTGATTCCAAAACCAAACATCAGGTTGTGCTAACTCATAATTTGGTGATCCGAATGGATACTGCCATGGTTTATCATCTACATCATGGAAATTACTAAACCTTACACTAATCTTATATGTGGCATCACATGCAGGCATCCACTCTTCATCTTTGAGTCCTACATAATCTGCCCATATCCTAAAATACTGAGTCGTAGACTCACCTACACCCACAGGGGGCACATCAGGCGACTCTACGACTGTAATTTTTGCTTCGGGAAATTTTGTCAGCATTGTGGTTGCTGTC